ACGAGCGATGAGCACCGTGTTACGCATCTCCAGCTTTGTCAGCTTGCGAAGATCCTCGAGGCCCAGCGGGTCGCGATCAATGGGCCTTCTTACTCCGAAGGCGATCTCGTTGATCATCAATGCTTCGTTGCTGAAGTGATGTGGTTTGCACGACTTGCCGATCTCTTCGCGCACCTCGACAACCATGTCAGTCATCACGCGGAAAGCCGTCGAACTATCGACCCGAACTACCTTCCGCGCAGCTGCCTCTTCTTCTAATACCTTCAGCCGTTTGAGCACCTGGGTTTGTACCTGGCGGGACTCGCTCATCACCATTAGTTCGCACTCGAACTTTGGAAGGTGATAGCAGGGTCGCTCCTGGCCATTTCCGCCTAAATAGACGCCCCGAAATTTTGGGGCGTCAATGCCGGGATGCGTCTCGATCTTCGCCATGAAGTGATCGTGGCGGAGTGCTTTTTTTCCCTCACCGGTGCGCATTTCGTTGATCACGTCGACCAACTCAACACTGGACATGGTCGGCACCTTGGCGGCCAGCTTACTCATACCGCACCTCGCGGCATCACGGTCACGTTCGGGAACTCACGCGGGAACGTACGAGCGTTGAACGCCGCCATGTCGAAGATGAATTTTTGCGCTTGGTCCGTCATCTCGTTCAGCTGAGCGAGCAGCAGGCGCTGTTGCGGAGTCAGCGCTTCGACCTCGTCCTTGCGCGCGGCAGTGGCCGGCGCTGGATGCGCCACACCTGCCGTCACGATGACGGCGCCAGCTGCGGCGCCGAATTTGCGCAGGAAGCCGCGGCGACCGCTGGCTTCCGGTTGATTCTTTGCTTCGTTTGAGATAGCATCCATCTCATATTCCTTTCCTAGACAGTTTGGAATCCAAAGCCCCGGGTCTCTGCCAAGATCACCTGGGGCTTTTCATTTCAGTGTTCCGCATGCTCATTCACTGTAGCCTGCGCCTTCTGGGCAGCTAAGCACGCCAGTCCCTTTTTCACGATCTCATTCAACATCCAATTGATGCTGCGATCATGCTCTTCAGAAAGTCGAACCACAGCCTGCCTTATCCCGGAGTCAGGCCGGTACGAAATTGTCTGCGTCTTCTCGGTTTGTTTCACCATCCCTCCCTTTGAGTTGATGGAAGTTAGATTAACTCATGAGTTAAAAGAAGTCAACCTAACTTGTTGAATCTTTTTCGAGTGCAATCGATAATCGCGCCATGACAGACAAAAAATCTACTGGTCAGTATCCGATACGCCCATCCCCAGAGCTACGCAGCAAGTTGGAGGAAGCCGCGCGCGCTGCCGGTCGCACACTACATGCCGAGATCATCTCTCGTCTTGAAGCCTCGTTCGTCGACCACTCAAGCCCTAACTTCTCCACTTCGAACCGTTCCGAGCTACGTCAACTTGTCATCGAAGAACTTGAGACATTCCTAACGGTCGACAGGCTGCATAAACTCCTCGAAGAAAAGGAGGAACCTAAGCCTAGACCGTCAAAGCGCATAGTGCGCAAGGCCACAAAGCCTGAGTAGGCCGGCGCCGTTAAGTGCGCTCCGACATGGCCGCCAGCGCCTCGAATTCCATCGTGCGAATGTCCGCCTCAAGCTCGTCGTATTCGTCGGGCTCAAGCCTCATTCGATCCATCTTCCTGAAGACGACGCCGTAGTCGAGCCCTGTCGGCCCCATAGCACCAACGCGCCATTGGGTCCGGACATCGGTGAACAGTCGGTAGGCCCGCTGGTTCTCGGGCCACACCTCGACGACCTCGTGGGCGTAATCGCTCGCCTTGAAACCGAACGCATCTGGCTCATCGCTGTCGGGCAATCGCTCATACATCGCATGAGCGATGCTCGTTAGTTTCCCAGGCGGCCTTCGTTGACTGCGGCGCGATAGTCGTCGGCGATCGCCTTCGCGGCGGCCGGCAGCTCGTCGACGAGTTGCTCAACTGCTTCTTTGCTGAACTCCTTGTCGAGGTTCCAGCCGTCGAGGGCGCCCATCAGGTAGTAGACAGTCAGCGAATTCTGGCGGGCCGTGATCTCTGCTTGCGTGACGTCCGGCACCAACTCCTTTTTCTCGATGGCTTCGGTGAAGCGAGCCGCATCTTGTTCGTGCTGCTCCTTCACCTTTTCCTGAAACTCGTCCTGAAACGCCGCGAACTCGGTACGCGTGCGGTAGCGGTACGAAACCTCGATGACGCCGGCGGACTCGCCCGGCATTGGAACGGTGATGGTACGTTTGAACGACGTCGGGCGTTTGCCCAAAACGATCTTTGCCATGATGTTGTTCTTTCGATGAGAATTAAAAAGGCCCGCGAGGAGCTACCCCGCGGGCAAAGGCCGGCGCCTACGGCGGCGCCAGCTGGCAACGGATTAGGATGCGTATCGCACAGGTTTGCCCTGCAGGGAAAGCGTTGCCTTCACCTGCATGACCTGCCCCTTCGACAACGTAGGTGTGCTGTTAAAACTTACGTACCCTTGATACAAAATGAACGAGCCGTCCGGAAGTTGCAGCTTCAGCGCGCGGACCGCGCGAGCGTCCGAAGCGGCCTGCAGCGCCTGATAGCCGGGCAGCGACGGGTCGTCTGCGACGCTGATCGTGATGCTCATCGCACTCGTGGTCGTCGGGATCTGCGATTCGAAGTCCTGCTCGAGGAACGAGTAGTTCGTGAATTGCTGATCGCCGCCGGACGTCTGGAAGTCCATGATCTGGGTGATCTGCGTGAAGCCGGTGATCTCCTGTACCGAGCCGGTACCGGAGCCTGCCGGGTACATCGTCGTCGACGTGGTGTCGATCCCGTCCAGGTTGAACGTGTTGGTCGTCGAGCCGGCCACGCGAACCACGCGGTTGTTCAGCTTCGACCAACCGGAGGTCATGGAGACCAGGGCGCCGTTCGACAGGCCATGCGAAGTCGAGGTTGCCACACCCGGGTTCGCGTTCGTGACGGCGGTGACCGGCTTGGAAGTACCGTAGGTGGTTGCGAGCGAGATGATCGAACCGTCAGGCAAACGAGCAGCCATGTTGTATTACCTTTCTTGCCCTTGTCGGGCACTAGTGAAGTCCGTAGCGGACAAGAAAAAGAGCCGCCCGGATTGCTCGGGGCGGCTCGATGTAAAGTTGAAACGGGCTAGCGATCAGCCCAAATAGAGAAATCCTGGCGCGAGCAGTACCGCGCCATGTCGGGATCGGCATCGGATGCTGCGGCGGAGGTTGGACTTGCCTGAAGCGTCTTCGCCGTAACAAGTGCCTCCTCGACCAGCTTTATTACCGACTTTGCCTCGGTGCGACGATCGCTCCAAACGTTGATTTGGACGAGCGCGTTTTCTTTCGAAGCGACACCGCCCTCAACGAAGCCGACCGAATCCCCACCGATCTGCTGCCAGGTCACGTACGGGCGCGCCGTATCTGTCGGCGCAAAGTCCGGAAACGTGCGCGGACAAATCGGCATCAGCAGCGCGACGAGCTTTTCTTCCAGTGTCATTCGATCGCCCTATGTAATGCATCAGCCGCAGCCTGAGCGGCCTGCGGGAACTTCACGGCAGCGGTTCGCACGAAAGACTTTGCCGGTACCTGACGGGGCGACCCGAGTGGCACGTAGTAGGCGTCCTTCACGGCCTGGGACGCACCGCGGGGCGGCTTTCGTTTGCCGCGCGCCTCTGGGCGAACAGCGGTGTAGAAGTTTCCATCTCGACCGATGTAGGTCGCGTATCGCTGGATGTGGCCAAACTCGACGAGATGCCCGTGCGGTGCCTTTCGTACGTTCCAGCTGACGTGATATGTCGCTCGCCCTTCCCCGCTATTGGCATGGGAGTAGACCTGATAGATGCTCTGCCCCAGCCTGCCGGTCTTGGCGGGAATCGCCGCAACGTTGCGCTTGACCTCGTCGTAAAGCACCTGAGCTGCAGCCTGCGCCGCCGGGCGAGCTGCAGCCTCCGCGGCATCGCCCATCTCGGCCAGCATCGCGGTGACGCTGGCCATGTCGACAGAAAGCATGCTCATTTCGTGCACTCGCAGACCAGAAACATGAAGACCGGATCGCGGTCCTGGAGTGGCGGACCCTTGACCTCGTACTCCTCGCCGGCGTACCGCACGCGCCAGCTCGCATCAATGTCCTTGCGGGTCCGGATGCGGATCGATGCTCGCTTGACCGAGACATCAGCATTCGCGCGGAGTACCTCGGCACCGCTCTGGAAAAGCACATGCGCCCAGATTGTCGCGACGTCGACCCAATCGGTGACGGGCTGCCCGACCGAGTCGACGCCGGCCTCACGCCGCATCAGTGTGATTCGATGGTTCATGAGTAGACCCAATAGGGATCAAGGAGACGATCGAAGTTTGCTTCCTTGGCCGTTGCGACAGGCGAGAACTGCTGCTGAATCCGCGCCAGGACATACTGCTTGACCGGCTTGGGAACGCTTGCCTCGCTTGGCCCGTAGCCGCAGACGTACTGCACCTCTACCGCGGCTGAACGATTGAGAGTCGCGGGCCACATGCGCCCAGGCGCCGGCGACAGCACCGCCGGCTCGGCATCCGCATCAACGAAGTAGTCCTGCGGGTCAAGCGTTCGACGCACTCCGTCCCCATCGTAGAAGGCCACATGTTCGACGACGACCAACGGCGGCTTAGGCAGGATCATCTCCGAGGAGAACGCTGGGAAGTTCGCACGCCACTTTTGCTGAACAAAAGCTCGTCCCGTTGCATGTTCTGCGGACTCGGTGTACGCCTCTGCGGCAGTCAGAATCTCGTCATCCAGTTCGTCGCCATCCGCCCTCGCAGCCCGACGAGCAGCATCAAGCGAAACGGCGGCCTCTACCAAACCAAGCCGCTTCAGCGAATCCGGATACACTGCCAGCTCATTACGGCATGATCCGCCGACCGGCGCGCGAACGTACTCCACCGGCGGCTCGGCGGAGAACAGTATCGCCAGGTCCCTCGACACCGACTCGCAAACCGCGTACGCCATCGCGAGCGACGCCGATACCGACGTCAGAACCAGTGCATCTACCGAATATGACGCTTCCAGATCAGCAGAAACCTGGGCTCTAACCGAATAGCTCAAGCCAAGGTCCGAAGCAAGCTGCGCGCGAATTGAGTACTGCGCAGCCATATCCGCTGAAACCGCAGAACGTACCGCATACGCTGACGCCAAATCCGCAGATACGGAGACGTATCCTCCGGGAGCCTGCGACGCAAATATCGCCGCCGAACCGGATCGCTGCTCATTAAAAAGGACGCTAGTCATGACACCACCACTGGCCCGCTAAATGCCTTAGCCGGCGGCGACTGAGTAGCAGTTCCGTCGGAGTCCGTTACACTCAACCAGCCGGTTTGGCCGGCGCTTAATGTCGTATTACCCAGCGTGAGGCTAAGCATTCCGCTGCCATCCGTCGCGCCCCCCGTGCCCTGATTTACCGGGGCCAGAAACGCGTCCGGCGTCGCCTGATCAAACCAGGCCCATTTCAGACCGGTGAGATTGGCGCGAGCTGTCGTGCCATCCGAGGTCAGCTTGATCGTTATGGTTCGGCCCAGCGTTGCCGTGACAGATGACAGGTACTCCAGCGGCAGCGCGAGCGAGGTGTTGTCCTTGACGAAGCCCGTGCCCGCCGGCTGGCAGCCATAGTCGTAGGCGAATGTTGGCAGCGCGGAGGGTGCGCTGGCCAACGTCGCGCGGATCGTGGTCGCGTTGTAGCGCACCGCGTTGGACACTGCGATTTCCGTCGTCCCGTCGAGCACACGGAAGCCCGTGATCGCGCTGCCTGGCGTGAAGTCGGTTCCTGCATTGTGCACGATGGTCACGTCGTACACGGTGGACGATACCTGCCGCGCGCCCGTGATGTGCGGGCCGCGATAGTACGTCGCGGCGCCGGCTGCGTAGGCGCTGGCCTGCGCGCATCGGGCGCCGAGGGTCAGGTAACCCGCGGCCGAATAGTGAATACCGCCATCGTACGGATAGATGTCGTGGCGATCAACCCGATATACGTAAGGGTCCGCGCACTTGCGCACCTCGGCACGGCGAATGCCGTCCCAGCTTGCGTCCAGCGTGGCCGTCACGTTCAGCGTGCGCCAGCCGAGCAGCGACAGGATGATCGGTGTCGTACTCGTGCCGAAGTCGGAGCGGAACAGCGAGAACAAAGCGTCGAGACCGGCCTTGTAGTCGTCTTCGGTGACCCCGTACACGGCATCGGTTTCGCCCTGAATCCAAATGACCTGCTCGACCCGGCTGGTGACAAGAGACACACCGTTCTTGAAGGCGGTGTAGTACGTGCCAGCCACGCCCCCAGTGTTGATCCAGCGGTTTGGTGCCGAATACGACACCATCGCCGAGCCGTCGACACCGAAGTCGAGCAGGCCGACCGGCACGCCAAGCGCGGCAATCAGCGCATTGCCGTAGCCGATGGCGCCCGCCATCGTGGTTTGCGCCGGAGAGACCCACGCGTTCGACGTCGAGGTGCCGAAGACCATGAGGCGCGAGTCGGGCACGGGCACGATGGCGGCGTCACCGGTGACAAACCACTTCATCATGTTCGACTGACCAGCAGTTGCGATCAGCACGCCGACCGCGAACTTGCTGAACGTCGTCACCACGGTAGGTGCGGCCGAGTCGCGCACCTGGATGTCGTAGAACGTGCTGCCCTGCGGCACGTTGGCAAGCGTGAATGACGCGGAGCCACCGGACGGCGAGGCCACCACGGTAGCCCAATCGCCCCCCACAAGGGTGTTCGTGCCCGCCTGCACGACCCGGGCCTGGATAGACGCGGGCGTGCCGTTGCTGTAGGTGACAGTGACAGGGATATCAGCCTTGCCTGCGACGCGCTGGAAGATTCGCCCGCTTGCCGGCGACGTGACGGCGAAAGTAACA